AGATGCTGACGAGGAACTCTACCACGAGTGCGTCGAAGAAGTAGTCGAAGACCTCAAGGACAATGGTCTCGTCGAAGCTGGTGAGGCCGCGGAAAACATCCTCCTCGACACGGAAGCCCGCTACAATGCAGCTATAGTAGATGCTATCGCGAAGATCCGAATGTTCCGTTACTCGGAAGATCCTGAGCTCCTCGACGATATTGAAGAGACGCTCTTCACGCTCTTTTAAGCTCACCACCTGAAAAACACATAAAAAAAGGGGAGACGAGAAATCGTCTCCCCTTGTCTTTTTAGGCTGGTTTAGTACCTTGGTGAACTCTTAATACCTCCGGTACGGTAGATAGTAAGGGTTTGGACCATCTTACCTGCCCCACGGGACGGTTCGATGTCAATATCCAGAATGACCATCTCGTTATCAATGACCTCTGGGGTATTGTTCTCACTGTCACATTTGGTTCGGTAGTCATAGACCCCACCATTAGCCCGGATCAGGTCGAGCTTCACATCGGCCTTAGCCTTGATCTTCTCGCGGAGCTCCTGGGTGTTCAACTCCCACTGGTACCCCCGGAGCATATTCTCAATCTCGTTCTGGAGGAAGATGACCAGCTCGCGGACATGGACCTTAGAGAGAGCCGAGACGGGAGTCTGCTTGGCCGTCTGATTGGAGTTGATCACTACTCCGTAACGGGGCAGTCTCACGATGGCATTGACGCCAAATGGCTCCAGGACATCCAGATCCTTCCTCGCGTAGCTGTAGTCAGGACCGACGAGACCGTTATATTCGACGAGACCGTGGTTAGGACCGGCAACGATATAGTAGGGAAGACGATTCTGCCACTTGTCGATGAAGAGGTTACTAACGAGGGCTGCTGAGGGGATAGTCTGCTTCACTGCCCCTTCCTGGACGACCAGCTGGGTATAGAAAGCACACCAGGACGCTCCCTGGGTCTCTGCGGGAAGGCTAATACCGTTCTGCATCTTTGTGACCTCCTTCATATCAAAACCTCCGTCGTAGCGGGAATGACCACAATGGCTCATGATAGCATCCATCGGAGGGAAGTTAAGGAGAGCGAGGGCATTATCCTTAGCCATAGCGATACCCGACAGCTGGCTCTTCATGCCATAACCGGGGTAAGACTGGAACGTGTCGATGAGGTAGTGGTAATCGACGTCGATGTTATTGGTCAGAGCCTCACGGATACCCTTGTACGAGAGGACGCCGAAGATCTTGTCCTGGAGGGTCTTGCCTGTGTCGGTGCGGGAGATAGACTTATACTCATACCCTTCGAGGTAAAGACCGGTGGGGTAGATATGAACCCCGGCATCAATAGCATTGCGGAGCTCCGTACCAGCCTCGAGGTTACCGAGACCGAGACCCGAGCAGACGAGGGAGAAATAGCTCCTTACCTTCGTAGGCTTGACGATCTCAGCCAGCTTATCCTGCAGACCCTTGAGCTCCACCTCGAGCTTGTCCGTGTTCTCTCCAGCGGCTTTCTTAGTGGCTATCTCCGCTTCCTTGTCTCGGATCTTCTTCTCCGTCACCGTCTGTTCCTTCGTATACAGCTTCTTCGACGAGGCAGGAGCGAGCTCCCCACGGTCATACTCAAACTCTCCATCAGCATCGAGGTCAGCTTCGGCAATCTCGTCGAGGAAGAGCTCATTAAAATGCATCAGACACTTGTGGTTGTTGTAGTCGAGGTTGAAGATGAGGTCGAGGGAGATATAGTTACCCAGGCTATCGCGGAAGTTAGGAAGGAGCGTACCAGAATAGTGACCGAGGAAGTTACTGGTGCTAACGGCAGCCATATCATCCAGGGCATCGGCTTTCTCGCCATAGGAGTTGAGGTAACCGGGATTGACCTTTACCTGACCATCTTCTACGACACAGAACTTCTGCCAGGCGAGGATAGCTTCATGCTCGGAGGTGATCCACTGCTGACCATTAATACGAGGGAGCTGCTTCACATCGACCCCGGTGAAGTCCTTCCACTTAGCAGCTTCAGCGGAGATGGCGATATTGAAACGCTTCTTCTCATATCGAGGAGCGACCTCAGTCCATTCTTCTGTACCGGCTTCGGAGACCTCACAGATGACAAACTCCTCAGGGCGGCCACCCTGGTAGGTCTTGATAGACTTAAGAACAGGATACTGGTAGTACTTCTTACTCAGCTCTTCGATCTTCGCTGGGGTGGTGGCTGCGGCAATCTCACCAGCCGTTGGCACGTCCCAATAGACGAGATCCCCTTCGGAGTCCTTGGCATAGACAAACTGACAAGGAAGGCTGGAGCCGAGGGAACCGGTATATTCGAAGAGGGATTCCTTATTCAGGTTACCCTTGAACACATACACTTCCCCGAAGTACTCATCGAGGTAACGATCCTTGATCGACTCGAGGTAGGTGGGAAGGTCTTCGCGGTTGTTGGAGAACCAGTCGGAGATCTTCACGGCATAGCCTGAAGGGACGGTAGGACGGAAGAAGACCGTCACGGAGTCGTCCTTGGTCGAGGTCTGAACGATACGGACATAGCCGTTCTTATCCCCCTTGGAGATACGGATATCATGAAGACGGTTAGCATCCACGCTCCAGAAACGGTTCGTGTCGTAGATAGATACGACCCCGGTGTCTCGCTGACCCTTGGTAGTGGAAGCCACGACGCACTTACCCCCACGGACCTTGGAGAGTCCATCGAAGATATCTACCCCGGAGAAGGTATAGATGGACGATTCCTCGGGGGTTTCCCCGGCATTAAATGGCTTGATATTGAGTGCGAGGATAGGACCACGATCCAGGGCCTGGATAGCCAATCGATGGAAGTATACCCCACGCTTCTCCATTCGGCGACTGATATTACCGAAAAGTTGGATGAACTCAGCAGCGTCCTTGATGTAGACAGGGGTGTTGAATGGTCCAAGCTCTGAATAGCCCACGACAAGACGAAGAGTGGTCTCCGTCCCCGAGGGTACAACCGACTTGTCAAACACATACCTGTAAACGCCGGCAGATTTGATTCTGCTTAGGTAGTTTGGTAATGACATATATAAATAGCTATTTTCTATATTATAATAATGCCCTGTTGGGTGACTCTATAATAGGTGGGGAGTATATTCACCCCCTAAATGGGGAAAATCCACTACGCAACTTCGCCCCGGAACGGGGAAAATCGGAACCTGTATTATGGGGCAAATTGGATATATTAAAGAAAATCGCCCGGAGTATAAATCCACCGATTAAAGAAATGACAACAGAGTTGCCATCGCTTAATTAAAGAAATTTACCCCGATTAAAAATCACCCATTAAGGAAAATTTTCCGGAGTAGTTCCCATGATCCATTTCCGCCAATTAGGGAAATTTTACAGTACAATTTTTAGGGGAATGGTGGGGTCATCCGATGGGGTCCATTTCGATCCAAAATGGGGTCATTTTTAGGGTCATTTTTTTGGGGGCAAGGTGGACTGTTAAGTGGGCTCAAAAATGCGCTTAAAAATGGCATGAAAAATGGCCGCAAAAATCGAGTCCAAAAACGGCTCGAAAATGCAGTGAAATTTGGCACAAAAATCGAGGCCAAAAATGCGCA